AAGTCCGAGGTCAACCGCCAGAAGGTGCGCAAGGGGATCGAGCTGCGCCGGGACATGGAGGCGCGGATGATCGGCAATTTCGCCAGCGTCGCCGAGTCCGGCGCGACGCCCCGGGGGACTGCGGGCCTGCTGGCCTGGCTGACCTCCAACGTCTCGCGCGGGGGCTCGGGCGCCAGCGGCGGCTTCGCCGCCGGCTTGGTCAGCGCGGCCACCAACGGGACCCAGCGAACGCTCACCGAGGCCATGCTGAAGGCGGCCTGGGCCACGGCGTTCGGCAACGGCGCCAACCCCTCGATCGCCTTCATGGGCCCGGTGCAGAAGCAGCAGTTCAGCGCCTTCACCGGCATCGCCCAGATCCGCACCGAGGTGAAGGGCCGCGAGCAGGCGACGATCATCGCCGGCGCGGAGGTCTATGTGGGCGACTTCGGCCAGCTGATGCTGGTCCCGCACCCCTATGGCCTGACGCGCGATGTGGTGGCGGTGGACGCGGAATACGCTTCGGTGGCCACGCTCGACGGCTTCAAGACCGACGACCTGGCCAAGACCGGCGATTCCCAGCGCCAGATCCTGACCCACGAAGCCTCCTTCGAGTGCGCCAACGAGAAGGCCCACTTCGTGATCGCCGACCTGCAGTAGCGGTCGGCTGAGGCGGCCGGGCCGAGCAAGCCCGGCCGCCGATCTTCTTTTCCCGAACACCGATGCGCACCCGACGCCTGCGGCCGTCGCCGCGCGTGGCGCGGCCCTGCGCGCGTTTCCACGAAAGGTGCGCCGTTGAGCGAACCCACCCTGGACGATTTCAACGCCGCGCTGGCGAAGCTGCGCGCGATCCTTGGCCCGCGCGTCGGGCCGCCCACGCCCCAGCCCTCGCCCTATGGCGGCCTGTTCGGCGCCGGCTGGCGGCGATTCAACGCCGAGCAGGATGCGCTGGAGGGGCAGCAGGCGCAGGGCGGCGCGACGAATTGGACTTCGCTCACGGCGGGCCTGACGCCAAGCGGCGTCACGCCCTTCACGCCCAGGGTGCAATCTGTCAGCGCAGGATCGAACCCGCAGGACGCCGGGGGAGGAGCGACGAGACAAAATCCGATCGCCGCCTACAACCCGGAGACGGGTCTTCCCTACAACGATGCGCAGGAAGGGACCTATGGCGGCATGATCCAGCGGGGCGAGCTAGATCGCAATGCCCCGGTCGGCTCACGCGCCTTCCCTCGTGGCATGCCCGATGCGACCGGCAAACCGGCTCCTGGCGAGTGGTACGTGGACCTGGACGGTGGAGTGAAGCAGGCGCCAGCGGGCCCCGCGCCCAAGATGACGCGGGACGCCAGCGCCACCAACGTGCCTGGGCAAATAGCGGTCGTGCTGCCGACGGTCACGGCAGGGCGCAAGCATGTCTTGGAAGGCCTGTCGAAGGCGGAAGGGACTGACGAGGAAACGGCTCGGCGGTATGGCTATGCCTCAAGCTACGACGTGATCGGCCGTTACAAGCATGCTGATCGCCCGCTTAGCGGGATGACGCTCGACGAGGTCGCGGCGTTACAGAAGAAACTGGGCGTTGTGATGGGGCGATATCAAGCCGAGCCGGCCACACTGACCGACTTCCGAAAAGCCTATCATCTCACTGGTAAGGAAACATTCGACCCCGCCCTGCAGGATCAGTTCGGCGCCTATCTGATGCAACGCCGTGGCTATGGCAAACAGGGCCTGTCGGACGCGGATCTCCAGGCGAATTTCGCCCACGAATGGGGATCGGTTCCGTTGCCTGGCACAAGCAAGTCTCACTACCCGAACCAACATATCGGCATGACGACCGAGGAGTTTCAGGACCTCCTAGCCGCCGCGCGTCGTTTGGACTCTCCGTGAAGGAGGCGGCCGAAGCGTTGGGGCGAAGACGACGCCTTTCAGGTGCCATCGGGTGGCCCAGGCAGTCCCCGTGAAGCGCCCATACCTCGTCCCCACGACCAGCATGCGGCCATCGCTGCGACGGCGATAGAGGAAGGCGCAGAACGCATCGACGGAGCACGCCTCCACTTCGGGCCATCTGTCGCAAACGCCGCCCGCCATGATTCCTTCGTCGCAAGAGTTGAACCGACCGGCAGCGATGGGGGCCGGATCGAAACCGCGCCGGACCATCGCGTTGCGGACCGCCGCATAGGTCATTGTGTGTGGAAAGCTCGGCAGCCCAGGCCCGGACGCCGCAATCGCGGCTGTGGCCAGTAGCGCGGTCAGGATTGCGAAGGCCCCGACCAGGCGTCGAGAGGCTGAACCAGCGACGAGCTTCTGCATGGCCGACCCTAAGTTTCTATTTTGTTCTAATCCTCCGCGAGTGACGCATCAAGGGCGTTTTCCGTCGCCACGCTATGGGTTCATTCGCGTAATCAGGAGACATCCGTTGCCCACCAAGACCACACCGGCCCCGGCGTCCGCCGCGGCCGCGGCTATCGCTGCGCCTGCGCCCCAGGCGCGCGTCCGCTATCGCGTCCTGCCCAAGGGCGCGGGCCTGGTCCACACGGGCGCGTTCGACCCGGTGACGGGGGCGAGCCTCACCTACGACAGGGGCGCGGTGGTGGAGGGCGCGGACGCCGCCATCGCCGCCGAGTTGGAGGACCGTGGGCTGGTGGAGGTGCTGGGTGCGGCGTGAGTTGCTGGCCGGCGCCGACTTCGAAGGCGACGTGGTCCACTTCGCCGAGGACGACGGGGCGGGCGGCCTCTTGATCCACTCGGTACAGGACGTGGCCCCGATCCTGGAGCGCAACAAGGCGATGGCCAACCACAACGACGGCTATTCGCCCTCCCGCGAGCTGCGCCGCGTGGCCTTCATCCCCAACATCGTGCGGTTGAAGTGGCTGAACGAGGAGGGCTGGGACGCCTGGCGCCCGGACCTCTACGGCGAGCGGCTGGCCGCCAAGCTGAACGATCCCGACTGGCGCTTCCTGCGCACCGCACCCGGGCGGGTGGGGCTGTCCAACGGCCTGATCCGCTGAGCTTTTCTGGAGTCACAAGATGAAGTCCGATGGCGTCACGGCGGAAGATTTCGCCCAGGCGGTCGGCCGGCTGCGGGCCATCCTGGGCCCGCCGCGCGGGCGAGACCCCATGCCGCGTTCGCCATACGGCGGCCTGTTCGGCGCGGGCTGGCGACGGCTCAACGGCGAGAGGGACGCGCTGGAGGGGCGACAGACGCCGCTGCTCGCAGAGCTGAACGCGGGGCGCACCGCCGCCACACAGCCTGTCGCCGCTATGGCTGAGCCGGAGACCGGCGACCTGAAACCTGTGACACCGATGTCGATCGGCGACGCGGCCGTCCAGCCGGCGAAAGTCGGCGGCTGGCTCGACGTGGCCGGCTCTTCGTCGGCCCCATCCCACATCCCGACGTCGACACCGGATGTCGACGCGCGCCAACTGCGCGATCTGAAGGAACTTCTCATCCGTGCCGAAGGGAATCGCCCCGACGTTTATCTGGACACCTTGAACATTCCGACGGTCGGTATCGGCCACCGAGTCCGGCCGGAGGATCACCTGAAGCTGCACGAGGTGATCACTGATCAACGCCGCGATGAACTGTTCCAGAAGGACATCGCGCCTGCGCTGAGCGCCGCTCGCAATCAGGCCGCCCAGGCCGGGGTCACCGATCCCGGCTTCATCGCGCCCCTCGCGTCGGTGAATTTCCAGCTGGGGGCGGGTTGGAACAAGGAATTCAAGAACACCTGGGCCCTCATTCAGAAGGGCGATTATGCGGGCGCCGCCCAAGAGGTGGCGCGATCCAAGTGGGCCCGTCAGACGCCGAGCCGCGTCGCCGCATTCCAAGAGGCGCTTCGCGCGCTTCCGCCGAAGGCGCCGCCCAACAACTGACGGCGCCGAGATTGACAGGGTGTAGCCGTTGCCGTTTTGTTCCGAAGAATGCAACTCTCGGAGCGGCCGCACATGTGGAAAAGAGCGACTTGCGGGCGGATTGCGGCGGCGTTGGGCGCGTGGTGCATCATGTCCGCCGCGGCGGCGCAGGCCGACTCGTCCCCCAATTATGTGCAAGAGTTCACCGGCAAGATCGGCGGCTATCCCGTCCAGATGCAGCTCGTGGTGAGGGACAAGGAGACCTTCACCGGCGGGCACTATTTCTACACCCGGGCGCTGAACGACATTCCTTTGACCGTCCGAACGGCGGGGCGGACGCTCGTCATGGAAGGCGCGGACGGCGGGACCTTCAGGTTGAAGACCTGGTCCAAGGACGCCAAGCCCGGGGCGCCGCCGCCCCTTTCGCAGGCCACAGGCCTCTCCGGCGTGTGGACCAGGGGGAAGGTCTCGCTCCCCGTGAGGCTTGGGATGTCCTGGTCGACAGCGGCCGATCCCGGGCGGCTCTACGCGGATGTGACCAGCCTCACCGACCAGGCCTATGAGGCCAGGGTCCGGGCCTTCCTGCAGGCGGTCCTCAAGGGCGACCGCGCGGCGGTGGCGGATTTCGTGTCCTACCCTTTGACCGTCAACGAGACAGTGCGGGGGCGGGCGCGCCACCGCGACGTACCCGATCGCGCCACCCTGCTCAGAGAGTGGGAGCAGGTCTTCACGCCAGCCTTGTTGCAGAAGCTCCGCACGGCTGTCCCGCACGAGATGTTCGCGCGCGGAGGCAATGTGTGTCTGGGGGAGGCGTGCGACCTGTGGCTCAACGGCCGCGGCCTCATGGCGGTCAACAAGCCCTGACAAGGCCGCCCGCCTTCGTCGCTCGACCCCGCTTTGGCCGCGCGTCGCGCGGCTGAAGGGGCTGGCCGGGGAGGGCAGGGACGCCAGGGCCCCGACCTCTAAGGCCGCGGGAGACCTGTCGGCCACTGAACCTTGAAGTCCGCGCTTCGCCGCGGCCGATACCAGGAGACCCCTCTTGAGCAAGACCATCGCCCCGGCGCGCCGCGCCGGCGGGCGCGCCGCCGTGCGCGCGACGGAGATGCGCCGATGAGCCTGACGACCTATGGCGAGCTCAAGGCCGCCATCGCCGCCTGGGCGACCAAGACCGGGCTGGACGACCGCATGGGCGAGTTCGTCGGCTGGGCGCATCAGGAGATCTGCCGGCGGCTGCGGGCGCCGGTGCTCTACGCTCGCGCAGACCTGACGGTCAGCGCCGAGACCGTGGCGGCGCCGGCCGGGTTCCTCGCCGCGCGTCGGCTCTATCTGGATGTGACGCCCAGGCGGGTGCTGCGCCAGACGGACGCCGCGGCGCTGGCGAAGCTCGCGGCGGGATCCAGCCTCTGCGACCTGCCCAGTCATTTCGCCGTGGAAGGGACGGGCCTGATCACCTTCGCCCCGCTGTTCGCCAGCAACGCGACGGGCAAGCTCCTCTACTACCAGGCGCCGGGCGCCCTGGCGGCGGACGGCGACAGCAATGTGGTGCTGGCGCGCTATCCCTTCCTCTACCTGTGGGGGGCGCTGGAGGCGCTCTACCGATACCTGGAGGACGACCAGACCTGCGACCGCTATGCGGCGCTGTTCGGGGGCTTGATCGAGAGCGTCAACGCCGAGGAGACGGCCGACGCCCTGCGCGGCCCGATGGCGGCGCCGGCGGCCACGGGGGCGGTGGTCTGATGCCCGTCCCGAACGGCCTTGCGCCAGCCCTTGGCGAACACCTCGAGGGGCTGGAGAGCCGGCTTTCCGCCCTTGAGGCGCCGCAGGGATTCTCGCCCTGCTTCCTCACAACTTCCGCCACCCTGACCGCCGCCAGCGCCGCCCGCGAGGGCGGACGCGTCGGCATCGCCAGCGACCTCAAGACCCTGGTCTGGTCCGACGGCGTCCACTGGTGGCGGGCCGACACCGGAGCCCAGATCGTCTGATGCCTTCGAGCTATTCCACCTCGCTGCGGTTCGAGCTGCAGTTCACCGGCGAGAACCTGAACCTGTGGGGCGACAAGCTGAACGCCGCCCTCTCGCGCGCGGACGAAGCCATCGCCGGCTTCGCCGCGATCGCGCTCAGCGGGCCGCTGACCCTGTCCACGGCCAACGGTGGGGCCGACCAGGCCCGCCTGGCCATGCTGAAGTTCACCGGGACGGGCGCCTTCACCGTCACCGTGCCGGCGGTCTCCAAGCGCTACGACGTGTGGAACGCCTGTACGGGGGTGCTGACCCTGACCAACGGCTCGGCCAGTGTCGCGGTGCAGCCCGGCGAGGTGGCGGCGCTGGTCACCGACGGGGCGGGCATGTTCCGGCGAGTGCAGCCGACGGACTTTGGCGGCCAGAAGGCGACGGGCCTGGCCGACCCCGCCAATCCCCAGGACGCCGCCACCAAGGCCTACGCCGACGCCCTCGCCTTCACCGCCAACGCCGGGATCCTGCCGGGACAGGTGGGGAG